TCACCAATTCTTTCTGTACCTGCAATAGTTCTTAAACCATCTGGTGCTAAATAAATAATATCTCCACCAAGTTCTTGTATTGAGCCACCATCAACACATCCTATTTTTCTTGTAACAGGTGCTATTACAAAATCACTAGAAGTATTTCCTGTTAACTTAAATATTTTATCTTGTCCAAATATAAATAATGCATCTCTAAATACTTTTAATCCTTTTATATCTGTGTCTACTTTTATAACTCCACCGCCATTACTTGTAGTAAAATCATTAGTTTCAAATGGACCCATAAAACTAATTTGCTGCTCTGCACTTGGATTACCAGCAAAAAATAAATGATTCTTAAATATTTCTACATGTTTAAAATTTGCTGTGCCTGTAGCATTTATAACTGAAGCAGAAAATGCAGAGGTTAAAAGTTGTGGACTAGAAGTTCCTGTACATATAACTATTCTATCTGTACCATCAAAATTAAATTTTCTAAATTCGTAGTTTCTAGTAGGTGTCCCTAATCCAGTTATTGTAGATGTCCAACTTCCTGATCCGCTAGATGCTCTATGTATACTGCCACCTCTAGCTCCTAATACAGTGCTACCAAATATAGCTGACATTACTACTCTTTCACTAGATGAGGATACTTGAGGTACAATATTAGTATTAAACTTAGTAGTGCCTAATATTTTTTTATATCCGCCTTTAACATCTGGTTCAAAATTTTGTAATACTTTTGTTTCTCCTGGTTGATACGAGAATGAATCTTTATTTAAAACAAGACCTCCTCCTAAACCAAATACAAAAGGAGATATTTGAGAAGTATCAGCCACTTAATGATGCTCCTCTACTTCTTCCTAAATTAACTCTTGTATCTAACATTTGAGATGGTGAATTAATTAGTTCAATTCTCATTCTTTTAATTCCTGCTAAATAGTCTGCAGCAGCAAATTGGGTAAACTGAGGATCAGATCTTAGTTGATAGATATAATACTTTGCTCTTGCTACTATTACATCATGAAATCTTGCAGGTATATCAGGAGTATCTGTTGAACTAGAAAGATCTGAATGTGTTTTCCAATACTCATAGTTTATTGTATAGCCATCTGATTTAGGCACTCTATATAATCCAAACTTTCCATCTTGAGATCTATACACATAATCAGGAGTACCATATTGATCACTATTGTTTGTTTGTGCAGTAGCTAAAAATCTTCTTCTGTAATCTTCATATGTAATATATATTAATTTTTTAGGTGCTATATTTTCAGATACTTTTGCAAAATCTACATCTAAATTATTAGAATCATCATTATCTAATGTAAGATATGATGTAGATGCTGTTGCTGTAAATGTAGTATCTAGTATATTACCATCTCCAAAATCAGATACAGTTAAAGTAGTATTTAAATTTTGTGTGCCTGCAGCAGATGTGCCCACTT